AAAAAAAATATAAAAAAAAAATTGCATGGCTGATGATAGGAGGTGAAAGAAAGGTGAAGGTGAAGAAAAGGTGTAAACGTCATCTGCTGTGGTTATGTTGTAAATAGTTAAGTTTAATGTTGACATTTCACTTGACAACATTGTACATATCCCCTTGGATGATGAAGCTTCACCAAACTTTCACGCAAAGGTACACTGAATGACGAAACCAGCCACCAGGTCCCGCAGAATCACCAAACCCACCTCACCTGACAACCCCCTGGAAAAGGAACTCTCTGGACCCCAACACCAGCGTCATGGGCACCCATCACATACTGATGTAAACATCCTGACTGCAGCAGAGGAACGAGCCAGGCGCAGAAGGAAGCCCAACTCCACTGCCAAGAAGTATGATGGCAGGTCCAGGAGCAAGTTTATTCAGAAGGCACACAATGCGACTTCATCCCTGCCCAGGGTTACGGAGGCGCTGACTAACTTCTACAAGGAAATAGAAATCCCTGAACTCAAACAGGCGTTGGAGTTGAGTAACGATCCAAGGTATGCCATGTTGCTGGCGGCAATCAACTCTCCACACTTCATGACCTGTTCGTTCTCAACACTTTGTCGCAAATGCAGGTTGTCGATGCAGGATGTTGTAGAAATATGGAGGAATCATCTAAAGACAAAGGGCCTGGTGAGGATGATGATGCGTATGCCTGACGTGATGGAGGATGTAGTTATTGATTCTCAGTCAAGGGTAGTAACCTGTGATTTATGTCAAGGGGTGGGTAAAATAAGTGGCAAAACAGTCAACAAGGTGGTTGACCCGATTTGTCCAGAGTGTCATGGGGATGGAACAGTTAGAATTAACGGTGACAAGGATGCAAGGACGTTGGCGTTTGAAACTGTTGGGCTGAAGCGAACAGGCATGGGGGTTAATATTATGAATGTCAACAATCCTCAGCACTCAAGCATGCCCACCATGGAGGAGCAAATAGCCAGTGTTGACAAAGTGTTCGATGCTGACTTCACAGATGTAACAGAAAAGGAGACTGAACATGGGACTTCTGGAAATGGTGCTGACCAAGTTAGACAAGAGGATAGAGGGTCTGGAGGAGAGGCTGGAGGTAGTGGAGAATCAGTTGCGCTTGTACGTGACACATCCGTTACGAACAATAGACAGGATGGGAGTGGCTTCTTCGACCCCTTACCCACCAAACCAGACCCAACCGACTACTCAGCCTGAACCTGCTGATGAAAAGGTCGAAATAAGTTACACCGACCCTAAAGACGATTTCATCAAAGAGATGCGGGAGAAGTTGGGGTTGGTAAAGGATGAGGAGTTGTCAAGGGAGTAGATATGTTATACCTGGTCTGCATCCTGACACTTGTAATGTTAATTGGCTGGTTTATCAACAGGAACAATGACTAAAACCATGAGCATACTCACAATCGTCATCTTCTGCTTCCTCGGTGGTGTACTGGTAGGTTCAGGTAAACTAGGGAGAAGGTAAGAGTGTACAACCCCAAAGTAATTCAGTGGCGCATCGAAGCAATTGAGAAGGCGTTAAAAGTCAAAATCAAACTGACCGATGTCGCCAAGGTAGATGAGATGCGTTTGAGGTTAGAAGGGTTGCTTACCTCAGAGGGTTCATTATCCAGGGATCTGATGCAAGAGGAAGCAGACTTCATACGCAACGAAAGGTTGCTGGTTAAGTGTGATTTCAGGTATTGGACAGACAGATACGCAACCTTTCAGAAGGATGGATCTGAAGGGGGTGGAGTTGGAAGGGTGAAGTTCTGGGCTTCTCAGGAAGCTGCCCTCAAAATCATAGCCAAAATAGAACTTGAAAACTGGGAAGCCAAACAACGTGGTGAGGCGGTTGATGGAATATGTGTGGTTATGCACAAGGCTCGCCAACTTGGAGCATGTCAAGTAGCTGGAACTAAAGTACTTACAGCATTGTTTGAATGGAAACCCATAGAAACAATTAAGATTGGCGATGAAGTAATTGCTGTGGATGAATATCCTAGTGGGGGAAAAGGTATTGCAAGAAAGATGCGTAAGGCAATGGTTATTAACACCTGCTCAATGCCAGCCCCTACACACAGGATATTAATAGATGATGGAACAGTATTTAGGACTACGTTCCACCATAAATTTTTGTGCAAAAAGCCTGGCACTCACAGCTGTGTGTGGATTGAGGCTCAGAATATACGTCCAGGGGATAAGATAAGAAGAGTAACCAGACTTCCTGACCATGCTTCATCATATGAGGATGGTTGGTTCTCTGGATTTATGGATGGTGAGGGTTCTTTAAGGGCAAGAGATTGTGGAGGAGCTGAGTTATGTGTAAGTCAGGTTGCTGGTGATGCCCTTGAGAGAGCCAAAGCCTACTTGACTGCAAACAATATTAAGTTTCGTGTAGAAGCAGACAGCAGAAAAGCTGGTGAAAGCAGCAAACTGGGCACTCAGATAGTTTATAAATTGACGGTAAATAACATGGGAGACATACTTAGGCTGCTCTCATTGTGCAGACCTTCAAGGTTTATTCATCATACCTTTTATGAAGGAAAAGAGTTACCCAACAACTTAGGAGAAGTCTGGGGAACAGTTTTAGAGTCTGGTGCTTCCATAGTTAACATGGTATATGATATAGAAACCACTGCATCTACCTACACTGCAGAAGGTTTTGTTTCTCATAACACTGCTCTTTCACGTACACTAGGTGTCCATAGGATGACCAACTATCGGCACATCCGTGGTATGGCGGCTTCAATTGACGATGATAAAATCCAGGAACTCTACGATAGAGATAAGCTTTGCATAGACAATTTACCCTTCTACCTTGCTCCCTCCATCGGTTACGACGTAAAAGCCTCACATCTTTACTTCGACAAACTTGACTCAAGGGTACTCTACCAACAATCAAACCAACAATCAGGGCTTGGTCAAGGCAGACAGTTCGACCTTGCCCATCTCACAGAATGCGCCTTCTGGCCTTACCCGGACAAGATGATTGAGTTGGACTTCTTCCCTACACTACCATTAGGTATCAACACCATGTGCATACTTGAGTCAACAGCAAACGGCATGGGTGGATGGTGGTATGACTTCACCGAAGACGTCAGAAGGGGACTGCAGAGAAGGTGGAGGTATATATTTGCACCATGGTACATTGAACCGCGTAAGAACAGAGCCCATCCTCCAGAAACCTGGAACCCTTCTGAGATGACCATGAGGCATGCCAAAAAAGTCTATGAAACCTCCAACCAGTATGCAGGAAAAGATGTACTGCTTGATAGGGAGCAACTTTATTGGTATGAAACCGAGAGAGCAGCAGCCCTCAGACGGGGTAAACTGAACTTGTTTCTCACCAACTATTGCGCAACTCCAGAGGAGTCCTTTCAGTTCACGGGGCAAGCACAATTCTCCGTGGAAGTACTTGAAAGAATCAGACTTGGGACTATTAATCCACATTACTATGAGGTGAACATACCACAATCATGATCACCCCTGAATTCTCAAAACTCTATAACGTCGGCAACAGGGACAGCATCACAGCCACCACCTCGCCTGAGGATATTGACCCACGGGGGTTGGTGCTAATGTTAGAGCCTCCTTCAAGCAGGGAAACCTACGTCATGGGGATTGACCCCACAGTAGGCATAGTCACCTGGGATCGCCACTTCAAAACCCGCGACGACCTTCGTACTGACAATGGGGCTATTGAGATTATACGTCTGGGTAGGGATGGTAAACCAGACGTCCAGGTGTGTGAATACGCAGCACCCATTGACCCTGAAGACCTTGCTGACGTAGCCAACATGTTGGGGAGGTTATACGCAGGTTCCGACGACATGGGGCAGTGTTTATGTGTCATAGAGGTGTACCCTGGGCCTGGCTTACTCACCCAACGCAAAATGATCGCCCACCTGGGTTACACCAACATGTTTGTTTGGAAGTACCTGGATTCCATGTCAGTAAAGATGTCCACTTCACTAGGTTGGCAGTCCTCACCCAAAAGCGTCAGAGACCTGTGGATTCGTGGAACCAGACACATAACACTCGACAAAGTTAAAGTACTATCACCTTATCTTGCTGAGGAACTAGCCCACTGTGAAGCAGACGAACTGAAAATGACAGCCAAGGCGTCATCAGGGAAACACGACGACAGGGTGAGAGCATTTCTAATGGCAATCTGGGCAGCCCACGACTGGTCCTACCAGGTTGAGCCCATCACCACAGAAGTAACCACCGTCAAGAAACCCAATTGGCAATCTTCAGATATTTCCCTTGCCAAAATGTACGACGAATGGGCTGACTGGTTTTCTGACGTCATCCAGGAGGGTCAATAAACATGCCCTCCAACAAATTGAAATCTCTTGACAATTCCAACAATTTAACGTACTCCACCATAGGAGGATGAATGGCTATACTCTCAATCAAACTCGATCTCCCAGATGAGGTCGTCAAACAATACGAGTTAAGGGGATCTCTTGAAAAAGTCCTCTCCGATCAACTCACAAAGTGCGTCAACTACACCTCCACCAAACCCCTTTACCTCACAGACATCCAAAGACGCAGACTTGACAGACTGTTTGGTAAGAATTTAAAAGACCCAGAAGAACTTGTCCACATGATGGAAAGGTACGTCACGGCAAGGATTGGTGATGTAGACATCCAATTATCACCAGCCCTCCTGACACGCCTCAAAACTCGTTGTTTCGGCAAACCCTTCGAGCAATTCCTTGCCGAACGTGCTACCATTGGCTTAGAGGAGTATTGCGGATTACGATGAAAACTTCAGAATTTGGGCAGTACGAACAAATAAAAATTGGTCCCCACAAGCAGGGATGAGGTAGAAATATGGAAACAGTAGAAACAGCAGCTTATCGTGAATACCTCAGCAAGTTACCTAGAGCAGAGCGTCGTAGAATCCTCCGAGCCCACCTCAAACGTGCTGACCAACAGAGTAGGCTTGAACAGAGGATTACACTCAAAGCAAAACAGCCTCCTATTGACCCAGCCGATCTCCCCTATATGAAGGAGGTGTCGAATGCCCATTCATGACGTCCAGTGCTCAAAATGTGGAACCATCATCGAAAACTACTTTAAATCGCCGTGGCCCTCGCCCCTCCTCCACGACGACGGGGGTGAGCTTGATATACTATGGCGTGCCACCACCTTCAGGGACGCCTCAGCCCACCCCCTTGACCGCACCGTCGTGTGGCGCAACCCAGCCACCGGTCAAATCTCCTACCCAGGTCGCAACGACGAGGCAATGCCAGACCGTTACACAAAACTTGGCTTTGAACGTGTCGAATTTGAGCATGCCCGCGACCTGGAGAAATTTGAAAAGTCCCAGGGTGTCATCAATGAAAAACTCTGGTACAACTCTGGTAACGAAGCACCTTCTTAACATGAGGAAACAACATGGCCAGAAATGTATTGGCATCTACACCTCCACCACCAGTTGAACCTCCACCTGGCCTCAACCAGGATGACCCAGAAGATCGTGAAGATGACTTGGCAGAACGCCGTGCAGACTCCTTCATGGACACCCATGGGGTAGACTGGCGTCATCCTTACGCCACCAAGTTCCATGCTTTACTGGTACCCATCCTTAAGGAATGGAACCAAACAGGTGACTACAACAAGGGAAGAGCACAAGTGAAATCTCTAATCTCAGGTGAACTCCACCACGATGACATCCCTACCCCTGATGCTGCCTACAGTGCAGTCAGGTCCATGTTCAAGTTCGACCGCAGATTCTCTGACGTGTCCAACGACCCTGAACAGAACCTATACAACTTCACCAACACAATGCAGCATCCTTCCATCCTGGATAAACCCACCCCCAACGAGGTACCCTAATGGCAGAATCAAACGCACCGGAAGCAGAGTATGAGTCCTCTATATTAGGCTGGGCAAAGGAAGCGTTGGAAGAAGGTGAAGGGTTCCTCAGAGCGCAGAAAGGTTACACCCTCGCCTCCGACTCCATCAAAGCCATCTTCGGAGATGTCAAAACCCTCCAATCCTCAGTCCTCTCACAGACCTCAGTAAACCACATCGCCAAAGTAGCAACCGACCTCACAGCAATGTGTACTGACGTCAAACCATTTTGGGAGTATCGCACCCGCAATCAACGATTTAAAAAGCACTGCGAAATCCTTGGCAACCTCTCAGAGCATTGGTGGCTGAACAGGTTAATCGACCTGAAATTCGCTGACGTTATTCGCTACTCACTCGTGGCGGGCACTGGGTACTCCCATCAATACTACAACACCAATACCAACGACCTGGACATCAGCGCAGAAGACCCCAGAGACATCATACCCATCCGTCCACCCTCCACCTCCTTCAGTCTCCAGGAATGCGCCGGAGTCATCCAGCGTGTCCAAAGGACGGTTAACTATGTTCGTGCCAAGTACCCTGACAAAGCCCACCTCATCGTCCCTGATCGTGATGGCTCAGTGGTTGCCCAATCCCTCCAGAACTCCCGTATTGGTCAACTATTCGACACCTATGGTTCACCTTTCAGGGAGCGGTTATTCAATGAACGCCCTGCCAAGGAGCTCCCACGTATCCCTTCGGTGGATCTTTACACTGCATACCTCACAGATGATTCCATAAACAAGTCATCCTCACCCAAATACATGGGTGACTGGGCTGATGGCAAACCCATCAACAACTGGTCTTACAAAGTGGACCCAGGGCAACCCCTCTACCCACGTAAACGCTGTATAGTATTCACCACCTCTACTGTCCTATACGATGGCCCCTCAATCTACTGGCATGGCTTATTTCCGTTCGCCAAACTAACCCTTGATCCATGGCCCTGGACCTGGTTGGGCAAAGGTATTCTATGGGATATCTTGTCACTTCAGAAATCAATCGACGGTGTCATGCGGGTGTTGGATGACCACCTTGAGCAAGTCGCCCGCCCTGCCGTAATTGGCGACAAAACCACCATCTCCCAGTCTGACATGAACAAAATTGATACCCGCAAAGCTGGCTTAAAGGTGCGCCAAAACATGCTCACTGGTAAGGGTATAACTATCCAACCTCCACCCTCCTTACCATCAGACGTCATGGCCATCCTCCAATACTACGAGGAACAAATCTACAACCTCCCTGGTGTCCGTGACCTCTCCTCCATGATGAAACTTGGTCAAATACCAGCTCCTGAAACCATCGACAAAATTCAAGAATCAATGTCTCCTTCTGTTCGATTACGCTCTCGCATCATAGAAGTATTCATGCGTGAATTCGCCACCATGATGGCATCCAACTTCACACAATTTTACCCCCTGTCCATGCGCCTTGCCATCCTTGGCGATCAGGGAGCAACCCAAGATGACTTCGATACCGACCCTGGTTCATTCCTTCCAGCCTGGTTGCCTACCGACTATAACTCCGAGGGTATCCTCAACAAAGCTGCCCTCATACGTGGTCCCTTACCTCAATACAACCGTGCCAAACAATTCTTCAACCAGGTCTCTTACCATATTGCACCTTCTTCCTTGCTGAACGCCTCAGAAATAGAAAGTCAGCTTAAATACCTACAGTTGTCCAGAGCTGGTTTGGTGGATCACTGGACCCTGATGGAGAAACTCAATGTACCAAATGTAGGCAACCCCCCACCGGGAGCCAACACTATTACCGAAAGGTTGGTAGCCGAACAGCAAATGGGCCTCGGAATGCAGGTAAACGCAGCAGGTAGAAAGTCAAGCGGTCAGGAACTTCCACAAGAAAAGTCCAGTGGTGCAGTATCAGAAAGCGGGTAGGAAATAGAAACTATGATAACCATAGGCACGCCAACTGCATTCATTACTCACCCGGAACCCTCAACCCCTTGGTGGAAGCGGGTTCTACATTGGCTTAGGAGATAGGAACTATGAACCAATTCTCAGATGCATTCGTAGAAGGAGCAGCAGGTGATGTCTACACCGCTGACATCCGCACCCGTCTTACCGCCAACACCACCTTCTACATTCGCACCGATGGTTCCAATTCCAACGATGGCTCAGCCAACGACGCTGCCCATGCATTCCTCACTCCTCAATATGCTTATGATTATATAGTTAAAAATATTGATGCAGCTGGCTTTGACATCACCATCAAAATGGCAGACGGTACTTATAACTCTCCTGCTGCAGGTGATGTTCTCCTGATCTCATCTATCGCAAATATTGGAAGACTATACATCACAGGTAATGCAGCAACTCCAGCAAATGTAATCTTTAATGCAGATAATGATGCTATAAGTTTTGTCGGTTATGTCAACATGGGCTTCAAAACAGGCATGACCACCACCTGGCCTTGTGCTGTTGTTACAGGTATAAAAGTAGTAGCAGGTCGTTGTGGCATCTACCTTGACCTTGCTGCAGCAATTCATATCTCAGCTATGGACTTTGGCACATGTTCTGCTGCTCATATCCGTGTATGTAGATCTAGTATGCTCACAATTGAAGATGATTACACCATCTCTGGCAATTCTGGCTATCACTATATGGTTGATCAAGGTGGATACCTTTGTGTCGCAGATTGGGCTGGTGGAACCTACAACATCACAGCTGATGGTGCTAGAGCCTTCACAGATTTCGCCTGGGTAGCTAACGGCGGCTGGCTTGACTTTGGTGGTGGAGCAACTATCAATTTTGTTGGCACCTTTACGGGCTACCGTTACAAAGTCTACCA